TTCTAATACTTCCATAGAGGAGGTTTTTAACATGGATTATTACACAAGGAAAGTTATGGCGTACAAAGATATTAGGGAATGGATAGACGAGAATATCAAACATAACGTCAAATCTAAAGATGCTAATTTTGATTATCTTGTAGGGCTTATGATGTCTAGATACGGATTCAATGAGAAATTCGTTTCTAAGTATCTCCAGACATTACATCTAAGCCTAGAGGGCGGTAAATTGGTTAAGATATGATACCTAAAAACAAAGACGGATTTGAAGCCGATAATCTGGCCATCCATATAAATCTTAGAATTTTCGCTGACATGAACGAAGAGATTGAAAGGATCATGAAACTATCATGCAATTATGATAAATGGGATAACAAGAGCCATTATATCAGGGCTGCGGTAATGAAATTCAATGAACAATTCAAAACAAAGAGGTCTTAAAATGGATATGACGGAATTTATGGAAGGGAAATATTTAACGGTGGATCTAGTAGAGAAATCAAAGGATAGAAAAGCGTACATACTTACGCCAGGGATCAGAGAACAAGGCAAATTCGGACAGACAGCGACGCTAATGATAGATTTTAACGGTATCCAAAAACAATGGAGCCCGAACAAACAAAGCGTAAAATGTCTTAGCGATGCCTGGGGAGTAGCATCAGAGCAATGGGTAGGTAAACGAATTGAGTTTACAATTGAGCCAGTACGCAATATCAAGACTGGAGAACTGACAGGATCTAAAACACTAATCGCTAGGCCAGCGCCTAGATTAGCATACGAGGGTGTACAGATTGAAGAGGTAAAGGTGGCAAAATGAACGATGTTAACGTAATCGAACTTAGAAAGATCCTAACTAGAGAGAAAGAAATACTCCAGTCTGAACTCGATATTATCAAGCTAAGATTAAGAGAAATTGACCAAAAATACTATAAAGAACTATGAGATTGTCATCACTTTACAATATCAAGCCCAATAACACACATAAACCTAAGTCGCATATACTATACCGTAGTATAGTATACTCAACATTAGATTAATATATATTTTTGTGTACATATTGTAAAGCGCCGTCAACCTCAAATTCGTTATGAGTATTTTTGGTAATACGACGACTACGACGACGTGGGGGGACGACGTACGACGAGTTCCATTGGAACTCAAGGTACCAGATGAAGCAGAGGTTTCCATAGGAAGTATTTGCTTTTAAAGAGCGCTTAGATCCGTAACGTCGTGTGGGGACGTACGTGGAGTGGTTACTTACAATGTTATACCCTAGCGAATTTAGTCGGTATTATCCCGACGGGCGCAGGATCATTCCCAAAAAATTATAAAATATAGTAAAGAGGTGTTGAATATGGGAACGCTAAAAGAATATTGGATTGAGGAATTGACAGAGGCGTATATGTCGTATGATGGCATAGAGTTAGACGACAAGGATTGTGAGGAATTAGCAAATATGTTGAGGTGTCAAGATGAAAAAAGAAACTAAAAAGAAGATTTGGGCTTTGTGTCCTTTGGGCCGTAGATGTGAAAATACAGATTGCAACAAGTTTTTTATAAACACTTATGAGAAAGTATGTGATGTTTGTAAAAAAAGAACACAGGGATTTAATTTTTTAACAGAGGAGGATATTCATGGTAAATGTTGTTGAATGTGCCTTAGAATCATTATCTCATAGAGAATTAGTAGTTGAATGTTTACGTTTAGAAAAACAAGTTCAATTATTAAGAAAAACGATTAAAAGTTTATTTAGAATAGACTTTTGTGGTGATTTAAGACCAAAAAGAGATGTTCTTTGTCAAAATGTTAAGGGACATGGTGGAAGACATAGAGCAGTAATATTTTGGGAGTGATTTTGATGAAAAAAGAAACTAAGATTCCAATAGAAGAACATCAGAAGGATTGTGATTTCTGTAAAGGGATAGAAGAGCAGAGAAAGGATAAGATTCCAAACGGAGTTGATATTGTAGAACTTGAAGGGAAATACACTTCAAAAGGAAAGATTCCAAAAGGATTCAAAGATTCTGATGAGTTGTTTTTTAGTATAAAAGAGGGTGATATTGGAGTTGGAGATTTATTTCTTTCAAAATCAATCTATGACAGGCGTATGCAGATGTTGATTGAGTACGTCTTATATCATGAGCACGGTTATTGGGAAGTGAAAGACACTAACAATATAAGTAAGATAATGAAAGGAGATTGGGACGATGGAATTTAGTGATGATACGTTATGGCTAACGATAATAACGGCCTTGATCATACTGGCGTTATGTAAATATCTGTTCGGTTAACCGACTATGATAACTCAATTCAAATTAGACAGCTGGCAAGAGGAGGTATTGAAAGCAGAGGGTAACCTCTGCATCAATTCAGGGCGTCAGGTTGGGAAGAGCGCAATAATCGCGATAAAAGCTAGTGAATATATGGTGAATCATCCAGGAAAGAAGATCCTCATTATCTCAGTTACCGAAGATCAGGCCGAAATGATGATGCAGAAGATCCTATTATACCTCTTTGACAACTATAAGGATCAGATCGCCAAGGGAAAAGATAAGCCCAGCAAGCATTTAGTAAGATTAAAGAACAAATCAGAGGTTAAATGCAAGGCTGTAGGCCAGTATGGTTTAGGAGTTCTAGGTCTTACTATCGATATTCTGATCCCAGATGAAGCGGCATATATGCCAGAAATGATCTGGCAATCTGTAACCCCTATGTTATTGACGACAGGCGGCAATATCTGGCTCGTAAGCACACCAAACTCTAAGGAGGGTTATTTCTTTGACGCATACACAAACCCGGCGCTAGGATTCAAGACGTTTCATGTCAATAGTGAGGAGGTCGCGGAACAGAGGCCAGAACCTCAGCGCTCGATAATGTTGAATTACCTAAAGAGTGAAAAGGCGAGGATGACAGATCTTCAGTATGCGCAGCAATACCTGGCTCAGTTCTTAGAGGAATTACGCCAGTTATTTCCCGATTCTTTGATCAAAGAAGCCCAGGCTCTCCGCCGAACAACAATTTCTAACCCCTCATTAACTACACAAATTCCAACCATCGGCGGAGAGTATTACCTGGGGGTTGATGTCGCAAGGATGGGCAAGGATGAAACCACGTTTCAAGTCCTGGAGAGAGAGGGCAAGATACTCATGCAGCGCGAGAATATCGTTGTAAAGAAGTTCATAACCACCGATGTAACCAGGAAGATCATACACCTGGACGGCGTTTATAGTTTCAAGCGGATCTATATCGATGATGGCGGGCTTGGTGTTGCGGTGTTCGATCAATTATTACAGGAAGAGCAGACACGGCGTAAAGTGATGGCCATAAACAACGCATCAAGGCCTCTGGATAGGGACGAGAAACGCAAGAAGAAGATACTGAAAGAGGATCTATATCTCAACCTGTTAAGATTGATGGAGAGGAAAGAGATCAAACTCCTGGACGATGCCGATATTTTCCTCAGTTTAAAATCTGTGATGTGCGAAGTATCGGCGAAAGGCGACGATATACGCATCTATGGCCGGTATACGCATATTGCAGAGGGCTTAATTAGGGCTGCGTGGTGCGTAAGAGAACGGAATCTAAATATTTATATAGAATACAATAAATAATATTTCTATGGTAGACGTTGGATTTTACGCATTGAACGCGGACATTGCGGCGAAAGCGGGAGCAAATGCAAGCGCAGTAAGCAGCGCCGTAGCCTGGACGGACGTCATCATAAGAAATGTTGAGTGTGAGATCAATGTATCCGCACGTAGAGTATTTGCATCTTCTAGAGCCAATTTTACAGCATTACCAGTAGACACACAAGCACTTCTAACTGATTGCGCCGCAAACCTGGCGGCGATCTATGTTATCACTTATGATATGAGCGGATATACCTCAAGGACAGAGGCAGAGGACATAATCAACGTCTTAAGGGATGCCGCACTAAGGCAGATCGCATTACTCAGAGAAAAGAAAGATCAGGATTTCCTGATCGCGGGCGCATAATGGTACTTAAACTGAATGAAGTCCCTAGCATATTCCCGGAAGCACAAAGAGCCGGCGAGGGTTTCGATTCCGATATTATCTGGTCTGACGTAGGGTATGGGATCGTCCCGATCGGCGGAATCGTCGCATGGTGTAAAACCCTGGTTTTCGGCACTAGCGCGGCCTTATTGATCCCGAATTTCCTGGAATGTAACGGCCAGGTTGTCGTTGACGGCGGAAGTCCCTTTGATGGGATGGCATTGCCTGATCTGAACGGAGCGGGTGCAGGGAATAATAGGTTTTTAAGGGGCAGTAGTACCTCAGGAACTACCGGCGGAGCTGCAACACACGCCCATACGCTATTATTAGCAACACCACCGATTCATGGGGGCGCGCCTGACGGAACTTATGAGCCAACCACAACTACAGTATCTCATATTCCGCCATACTACGAAGTCGTCTGGGTGATCAGGATAAAATGAATTATTTGCAATATTGCAAATAAATAAAAAAGGTTACAAAATGGTATACACAGAACTCAACTCAGCAAGAT